AACCACTATATCAAATAACATCTCCGGTACATCCGGTGGTGGTTCTTTCAAATTACTTGACAACGCAGACGTTGAATACGCGAAGCTCAATACGCTTTCCAACGACACAATTCTAATATACGATGCCAATAAACAGAAGTTTACGGCTCAATCGATAATAGATGTTCTGGAACGTAGCGGTTACAATCCTGGTGGATCAACCAACAATGGCGATGTAACGACAATAACCAGAGGTGATGTTTACACCTCGACATTCATTGCTTTATCAGGAACTTCGCCGACAATCAATTTCGAAGAACACGGAATTGAAACAATCGTCTCGTATATCGTAAAAGACAAAGAGACAAACAGAGTAATCAGTGTTGACGTCACTATTACTGACGTTGCTATGTTTTTTGAAACGTCGGAAGAGTTTGATTTTGACAACTTCGTAGTTGAAATCTCATACATAGGGGTACAGTCTGATACGGTCTTCGAAGATTCCTTCGAGATAGAATCCGGCACAAGCCTCACCATTACGTTTACAGATCATAGCATACTGCGTCTAATAAACTTTTATGTTCTCGACCCCAACAACAAGATAGTTGACGTTGATGTTATTAAAACAGGTGAATACATTACCGTCGAGACCAATATTGATTTGACAGGGCATCGATTAGTTTTGATTTCCAATAAGTAATTCTTATAAATAAACTGAGTGAAATGATTTACTTTGTTATGTTAACATGTTAACAATAACACATTTCCATTATAGGGGAACTTAAATGGCAACAAAACAATTCTATCATGACATTGACCTCGTCAAAGTAGGTCAGCTCGTCAATGCACGAATTCAGAACGTTACTACTGCAGAAAAAACCGCTCTCGGTGAAACTCTTGGAGCCGGCCACGTCGGTTTACAGGTTTGGGACACTCAAATCGGTGCACCGTTTATTTGGGACGGATCTGCTTGGGTACGTGATGCGCTCGTAGTAACTGGCGACGTCGTATTCAAAGGCGTAATCAATCCAACTAACGCTGGATCAGTAGAAAAAGTAAACGGTTATCAGTACGTCGTTGATACTGCCGGTACTCTTACTGCTGCTGGTGTAACTTTCAGCCCGTCAGCTGAAGTAGAAGTAGGTGACGTAGTATTATTCACCTCTGCTACAGAGGCGTCTGTGTTTCAGAGAAACACTGAACTGGCTACTGAAACTTCGCAGGGTATTGTTGAACTCGCGACTCAGGCAGAAGTAGACGCTGGTGCTGACACTTCACGTGTTATCACTCCCGCTACTTTGGCAGGTTCTCAACTTGCTACTGACGTTGCTGCTAACGGTTCTGCAATCACAGTATTGCAGGGACGTGTAGACGGCCACGACAGCGACATCGCTTCTCTTGAATCTTCTTTAGCTGCTGAGATTGCTCGCGCACTTGCTGCTGAAGGCGTTCTACAAGGCAACATCGATACTGAAGAAGCTGCACGTATTGCAGGTGATTCAGACCTTAACGTTTCTTTGGTTGCAGAAATTGCTCGCGCAACTGCCGCCGAAGGTGTATTGCAAGGTAACATCGACACAGAAGAAGCTGCACGTATTGCTGGTGATTCAGCACTAAGCGCATCATTAGCCTCTGAAGTTGCTCGTGCAACTGCTGCTGAAGCTGCGTTGGATAGCGATATCACTGCATTGCAAGCCGCTGTTAACACTAACATCACTTCTTCTATTGCTGCTCTTGAAGCTGCACACGATAGTGACGTTGCTGCTCTTAACGCTGCTATTTCTGCTGAAGAAGCCGCTCGCGTCGCTGCTGACTCTGACCTCACTGCTTCAATCGCTGCTGAAGTTGCCCGTGCAACTGCTGCTGAAGATGCATTGAATACTCGTGCTGATCTTGATAGTGATCGTCTGACCTCTGCTATCTCGACTCTCGAGTCTAGCATTGCATCGGAAGAAGCTGCTCGTATCGCTGGTGACTCTGACCTTAATGCGTCGTTGGTTGCTGAAGTTGCTCGCGCTACTGCTGCTGAAGCCGCTCTTGACAGTGACCTGTCTGCTGAAGTTGCTCGTGCGACTGCTGCTGAGACAACTCTGCAAGGTAACATTGACACAGAAGAAGCTGCTCGCATCGCAGGTGATTCGGACCTCAACGCTTCGTTGGTTGCCGAAATCGCTCGCGCACAAAGTGCTGAGTCTACTCTTCAGTCTAACCTTGACAGTGACGTATCAGTACTTAGCGCTGCGATTGCTGGCAACGACAGCGACATCGCTGCTCTGCAAGCTGGTGTCACAACTCTTGAAGCTGCGACTCAGATCAAAGCATACAGCAATGACGACGTTACTTTGGTAGCTGACACTCCTTTGACAATCGAACACAACCTTGCGCTGTTCAACAAAGACTTCTTCACGATTCGTGTAGCTGATACTAACAGCTCATCTATCTCTGTTGATGTCGACGCTGTTGACGCTAACTCTATCACCGTTACTTCTTCAGTATCGTTGACGGGTGTTAAAGTATTCTTAATGGGTGTTTAATTTAGATTAAATGATTTATGATTTTATGTAATTGCTTTGACTGAAAGAATAACGAGAGGCCCAAGGTAACTTGGGTCTCTTTTTTTTGTATTTTCAACATGATATATAATACGACGTAATTTTTTCGTTATAACAGGAGACTAAGATGATGGACGAAACAATCGTGGCACAGGTGGAAGCAGACCCTATCGAAAACAACAATCCGATTGAAGATTTGCTTAATCATATTCAAACTCAACAATATACAGACGCTGAACAAGCGTTTAACGATATTATTGGTGACCGCCTTCAGGATAAACTAGATCAAGCAAAGATTCGTATCGCTGATCAGATGTTCAACGCTCAACAAGAAGAAGACGGAGAAGAAGACCTTGAAGAATATGAATTTGACGACGATATCGATCTTGAACTAGACGATTTTGAAGAAGAAGACGACGAAGATTAATAAATCTTAAATATTTATTTTTTATAAATAATCATATGAAAACGTTTAAAACAATAAGAGAAGTAAAATCTAAGGGGAAAATGCCCCCTGGAGAACACGTCTTCGATAAAAAAGTTGGAAAGGTGCATGTTATGGTGCACAAGGACAACAAAGGATTTACCGTCTATATTGACGGTGATAAACTAGACACCTACAAATCTCAGAAAGAAGCTGAGAAAATGGGCGTCGAATTTGCTAAGGAAATGTAAATGAAACTTATTTCCGAATATACAGAAACCAACGTTCATTGCCTTGTCGAGGCAAAAGAGAACGGCGAGAAGCGTTACACCATCGAAGGTGTATTTGCGCAGTCTGAATCCAAGAATCGTAACGGGCGTATCTACCCCAAACCGATTATGGAAAAAGCCGTTAATAAATACGTTGTAGAACAAGTATCTAAGAAACGTGCGGTGGGGGAGTTAAATCATCCCGAAGGACCAACCGTTAACTTAGACAAAGTTTCACATCTCATCACTGACCTTCGAATGGAAGGCAATGATGTTATGGGAAAGGCACAAATATTGGATACTCCGATGGGTAGGATCGTTAAAGGTCTACTTGAGGGTGGTGTTCAACTAGGAGTGTCAACTCGTGGTATGGGTAGTCTTGAGAATAGGAATGGTGTTGCGTACGTGCGTGAAGACTTCATTTTGAATACAGTTGATATTGTACAGGATCCTAGTGCTCCTGGTGCATTCGTTAATGGTATTATGGAGGGAGTCGAGTGGGTATGGAATAATGGCATCATTCAACCTCAAGTAATTGAACAGATTGAGACTGAAATTAAATCAGCTCCGAAAAAGCGACTCTACGAGACGCAAGTTCGCGAGTACAAAAATTTCCTCTCGTTGCTCAAATCTAACTTTAAGGAGTAAAACATATGTCTGAAGTAGACCAAAATGTTGAGCTTCCTTTCGAGGAGAACAATCAAATCGAGGAAGCGAGTGCTCAGAAGATGCCTGTTGGTACAGAGGCTGATTCTATTGCGTCTGTAGATAAGACTGACGACTCTGTTAAGAAAGCTCCGTCACGTAAGGGTGACAGCACTCAACAGGATCCGATGCCGAAAACAAAAGCAGGTATGTTGAACGCAATGTATAGCAAGATGTCTGGTATGAAAAAAGACCAACTGACTGCTATGTACAGCAAGATGCATGAAGAGTTTGAAGATATGGATGATGAAGATCTTATCGATCTTCCTGAGTTCACTTATTCAGACGAACTTGATGCGCTTGTTGAAAGCGAAGCAACTTTGTCAGATGAGTTTAAAGCGAAAACTGCAATTATTTTCGAAACTGCTATACGTTCCAAACTGTCTGAAGAGGTAGAACGTTTGGAAGATGAATATCAATCACGTCTTGATGAAGAACTGCAAGCAACTCGTGCAGATCTTGTCGACAAGGTTGATTCCTACCTCAACTATGTAGTTGAAAACTGGATGGAAGAGAACCAACTCGCTGTTGAGTCTGGTTTGCGTGCTGAAATCGCTGAAGACTTCATGGGCAAGTTGAAAGACCTGTTCGTTGAATCTTACATCGAAGTACCCGAATCCAAAGTTGACCTAGTTGATGAACTGGCAACTGCTGTTGAAGAACTCGAAGAGAAACTCAACACACAGACTGCTAGCTATCTTGAACTGTCTGAGCAAGTAGAACAATACCAGCGCGCTGCTATCATTCGTGAAGCTGCACGTGATCTTGCCGAGACACAAGTAGAAAAACTTAACTCTTTGGTAGAGTCACTTGACTTCGAAGACGAAGAATCTTTTGCACACAAAGTAAAAACTGTAAAAGAGTCTTACTTCAAGAAACAAGTTCCTGCAACTGCTGAAGAATTAGACGAAGAGTGGGAAGCTGATCAGACCAAAGAAGTGTCTTCAGCAATGGACCACTATCTTAACGCAATTAAAAAGTCCTACAAATAAGGAGTTACAACAATGAGTGTACAAGTACCTTACGATCAACTGATCGAGAAATGGTCTCCGGTTCTTGAAGAAGAATCAGCCGGCAAAATTACTGACCATCACCGTAAAGCTGTTACTGCTGCTATCTTGGAAAACCAAGAGCGTGCATTCGCAGAACAGTCTAACATGTTAGCTGAATCACCCGCCAACACTAACGCTGCCGTTACTGGTGGTCCTGGTGGCGCTAACTGGAACCCCGTTTTGATCGCTCTTGTTCGTCGCGCTATGCCGAACTTGATGGCTTACGATCTTGCTGGTGTTCAGCCTATGACTGGTCCTACTGGTCTTATCTTCGCAATGAAATCACGTTACAAAACTACTCGTTCAGGCGCTACTTCTGGTGGTGAAGCTCTGTTCAACGAAGCAGTAACTGGTTTCTCTGGCGATTCAGGTGCTTCTCAGAGCGCTGGAACTTCAGGTCTGGAAGGTGTTACTGATTCAAACGGCGATTCTTCTATCGCTGACGAGCCAGGAAATGCTCCTACTTTCGGTGGTGGTATGCCTACTGCTGACGCTGAAGCTCTTGGTTCAACTGGTTCTGCTTTTGCAGAAATGGGTTTCACAATCGAGAAAGCAACTGTAACTGCAAAATCTCGTGCGTTGAAAGCTGAATACAGCCTTGAACTTGCTCAAGACCTGAAAGCGATCCACGGCTTGGACGCAGAAACTGAATTGGCAAACATCTTGTCAACTGAGATTCTTGCTGAAATCAACCGTGAAATCATCCGTACTATCAACAGCCAAGCTAAAGTTGGTTGCTTGCAGGCAAACGTTGCTACCAAAGGTATCTTCGACCTGAGCACTGACGCCGATGGCCGTTGGTCAGTAGAGAAGTTCAAAGGTCTGTTGGTTCAGATCGAGCGTGAAGCAAACGTTATCGCGAAAGAAACTCGTCGCGGTAAAGGTAACGTGATCATCTGTTCTTCTGACGTTGCTACTGCGCTTGTTGCTGCTGGCATGTTGGATTACACTCCTGCGTTGTCTACTAGCCTCCAGGTTGATGACACTGGCAACACTTTCGCAGGTGTATTGAACGGTCGTACTCGCGTTTACATCGATCCTTATGCAACTGGCGACTACGTAACTGTTGGTTACAAAGGCACTAACCCTTACGACGCAGGTGTTTTCTACTGCCCATACGTTCCTCTACAGATGGTACGTGCGGTTGGCGAAGACGACTTCCAGCCTCGCATCGGGTTCAAGACTCGTTACGGTATGGCTTCTAACCCATTTGTGGGTTCAGCTCCTGCTGACGGTCTTGCTGCTGCTCGTAGCAACCAATATTATAGGATCTTCCGGGTCGATAATATCTTGGCATAATAAAAAGAATCTCTTAAGAGATCGTTTTGAGGGGGAGCTTGCGCTCCCCCTTTTTTATTCGTAATACCATTCTTTCCATTTTGCGCTGTTTAATCTATAACGCACCGCATTGTGATTCCATCCATAATGAATCGCGCACTGACGAATCGATTCCCACCGTTTGCCTTCGGCTATAATAACACGAGATTTAGGATTGTCTTTACCAAACATTGGTGGTGGTCTGTTATCGGCCACTTTGTACCATTTCTTTTTACCTTTCAACGCTTTACTAACAGCCGCTTTTTGTTTCTCACTTGTAGTCTTACCCCACATAGGATTACCATCGCCGCTGTTGCGATCTGACATTTTCTGTTTCCACTCTTCACTCTTAGGTCTACTAACCATTTCAATAAAGGCATCGTAACCCGATATCTGGCCACGAATCATGAGTGCCGCTACACGGTCTCTATCGTCACCATATATGCGATAGCGAACTTCGTGAGCGATTGCGTGGTCTTCTATAGTGAGTTCTACAAGATTTGACGGATCGTCTGTACCACCAGCGTGTCGTGGAATGATGTGATGTTGATGTGTATAAATATCCATTGCTGACATTGCTCCTAAATTGCTGAGTGTTAGAGTAGTCGGAGACTGCCATCTCGTGGACTACACTTTTATTTATAAGTTTCTGTTATTTATAAATAACAGTATTCGAACAGTTCACTAAAGGACAATAACAATGGCCGAAAATTCAAACACGTATTCACCCCTACTCAAGAACTTTGTTATCGCCGGATCTTCTGGGTCTGGTGGTGGTGGTGGCGTCACAGATCCTTATTGGGATAATGTGAGTTTGTTATTGCCGTTGGATAGTATTGATGGTTCACGTAATACGCCAGATACAAGCACAAACTCAAACACTGTGGCACTTGGGTTAAACGCAGAAATTGTTAATGTTGGTGGTGTTAGAGATCCTAAGTATGGAGATGGAGCGGTATTTCTAAGCGATGTTAACAGAAGTAGCTCTGAATCATCTGTGTTAACCCCATATGTAGCATCGTTGTATGATTGGTGGACCGATGATTACACCGTTGAAGGTTGGGTAAGAGCAGTAGGACCAAACTCGTGGGGTGTTTGGGAATGGGCAGCAGCATTTAGTGGTCCCAAGTTTATAGCAAACTCCTCTACGGAAGTAAATTTTCAATTTGGCGAAATTGGCTCACACTTTTGTTGGGGTTTTGGCCCAAAATCTGGAGGTGCGTTGGAATTTGCTTACTGGGATACGACTGGTAATACACTTCGTACGGTAACTTCTAGTTCTTCAGTGTTAGTATATGATACGTGGCATCATATATCAATGACTCACGCTGTAACGGATGGTTCAATTAAATTGTTTGTTGATGGTGTTCTCGTGCAGTCGGGAACTAGAACAGGAACACCTAAATCAGACGAACTTCTTCCTTTTACATTTGGTAGAGTAAGAAGAGAGTCTGTGGCGGGTCTTTTTGATGATGTAAGAATCACTAAGGGCGTTGCTAGATACACCGAAAACTTCACACCACCAACCGAACCATTCCCAACAGCTTAAAGGACACTAACAATGGCTGAAAATTCAAACATTTATACACCTATCCTCAAAAACTTTATCTTCGCCGGATCTTCTGGATCTGGTGGTGGCGGCGCTTCTGTCCCATCAGACCCATATTTTAGCAGTATTGTTTGGTTATCGTCTTTAGATAACAGCGTAACAAACGAAGCCAACAGCAGTGCTACTTTAGCGTTATATAATGGCGCTTCTTTCTCTGACGCCCAAAGTAAATTTGGAACTCATAGTGTGTTTTTAGACGGTACAACGCATATGATTGGGTTGGAAGGCGGAAGAGATATAGGAACTAGTGTACAGTTTACACTCGAAGGTTGGTTCTATCCAACAGCATCTGTAGTAGGATCAATTGTCTTTTCGTCTGTTTCTGGTACCAATGTTGCAGGAGCATCAGTGAATGGGGGTACCTACCTTTGGTTCCAAACCGCTGGAGTAATTAAACTCTATGCAAACAACTTTGAAAGAATCAGCGTGTCAACTACTGTAGACGACCTGGTTGTTCAAAATCAATGGAATCATATCGCAATAACAAGAGACCAAGCCGATTCATTTAATTTATACATAAATGGATCATTGATGGGACAAAGTAGCGAACAGGCTGACGCTATAGACGCCGATTATTGGCGAGTTGGTCAGTATAGTGGAAATACAAACTACGGTTTCACTGGATATGTTGACGAACTTAGATTCACTTATGGAATGGCCAGATACACAACTCCTTCGTATACAGTACCCACTGAAGCATTTCCGAATACAGGAAGTGACGGAAGTGGTAATTCCGCTTTATCTATCTTAAATTTTGAAAATAACTTTGTTGATGAAGGAAGCACTGGTTATATTTGGAGTACAGATAATCCTAGTGTTGTAGCAACTACCACTGATAGTGCGAAATTTGGTACTCACAGTCTGGTTATAAATGACGCTAATGTAGACTCAGGTTATTTAGGTGTAGACAACGGACTGTTCCTTCCTTCTACGCCTTGGACTATGCAATTTTGGGTAAACATGTCTTCGTTACCAACATATGGTTACGACCAATATCTTTGTCAGTGGGGAACATTCTCCGATGCTACTGATGGATTTTCGATATCCGTTTTTGGTGGAGCAACTCCTAGAATCTATTTACGCGTAAACTACGCCCTAACTGGGACAACTCTTTACTACTTTTCTGACATTGGGTTTAATTTGAACGAATGGAACCACGTAGTACTTCAATACGACGGTGGTTTACTGAAAATGGCCGTTAATGGATACGCAACAACTGGTGGATACACTTTTACTAACAGACTCAATTCAACTAGACAATTTAGAATGGGTTGGAGTCTAGGTTCGTTGGATCTTGCAGTGCCATATTATGTTGACAACTTTTCACTAGTAGAAGGTGTGGTATATCCAGAAGCATTCACAGTAACTGAATTAACTCAAATATATACACCACCAACCGAACCATTCCCAACAGCATAAAAACGGCACCTTCGGGTGCCCTTTTTTTATTCTGTATAAATACTACCATATAAACTTGGATAGTACCTATGGCCGACTTCACATGCGACCCCAGTTATCTTGCTCCTACGGGATTCAAGATAACTATCTCTCGAGAAAATTACCCTAACCTGCAGTTCTTTGCGCAGCAGGTTCAGCACCCTTCTATGTCAGTTAATCACGCTGAAGTAGCATACAAAAGGATTGCTTCTGTACCAGTTGCTGGTGATGTTATCGAACACGGTTCACTGTCGTTGGACGTTCTTATGGACGAGAATATGAGAGTGTACGAAGAAATCTATGATTGGTTGCACCGAATTGTTGAGACCAAACACAAACCAAATACCGGCAGATTATATGCAACAGACGACACATTAGCCACGTATTGTGATATTAGAGTTTCGGTGTTAACGAGCCATAACAATGCGAATCGCGAACTTAAGTATGTAAATGCTATCCCCACAACGTTGGGAGACATCGCTTTCACTTCGACCAGTGAGGGTGAATATATAACTTTTCCAGTCACATTTAGATTCGATTACTTCGAATTTGCTTAACAGAGAGAGAGAGACAAATGGCAGAAAATTCAAACGTTTATTCACCTATCCTCAAGAACTTTATCGTCGATATGGGGTCTGGTGGTGGTGGCGGTGGCGCAACAGATCCTTATTGGAATAATGTAGTTTGGTTATCGTCCTTTGATAACACGGTAACAAATGAGGCTAATACCGCGGCTACTATAGCATTATACAACGGCGCTTCATTCTCAACCACTCAGACTAAATTTGGTTCCCACAGTGTGTTTTTAGACGGGACCACCCAAATGATTGGATTAGAAGGCGGGAGAGACATAGCAACAAATGAGCCTTTTACAATCGAAAGTTGGTTTTATCCAACTGCATCTGTGGTAGGAACAATTGTTTTCGGTGCTGTTTCGAGCACTGATATTGTAGCAGGAGGAAGCGCGGGAACTTACCTTTGGTTTTATTCATCCACAAGCTATAGATTATATATTGACGGTAATATTAGGGTGTCGGGTTCATTGGATCCTGATGTATTAGTTCCACAAAATCAATGGAATCATATTGCGATAACAAGGGATACTAACGACCTAGTTAACTTTTGGGTCAACGGTAACTTAGTAGGGCAAAGCAGTTCATATTATCCTAATAGTATAAACGCTGAATATTGGCGAGTTGGCCAATGGGGTGGAGGCACACAATACGGTTTCACAGGGTATATCGACGAGCTAAGATTCACTTATGGAGTTGACAGATATACAACACCATTTGAAATTCAACAACCAACCATGACTAACGACCCACTTAGTGCTCAAACAACTCTTCTCCTGAATTTTGAAGGCGTTGACGGAAGCACGTCGTTTACTGATGAAAGCGATTTTAATCACACCGTTACAGTTTTAGGTGATGCTCAAGTTGACACAACAATCGTTCAATATGGATCAGGATCTTTGTTATTAGATGGAGCGGAAGCTGGTCTCAGTGTGCCATCAACAAATATTTTACCAGGTACTGACGATTTCACGATAGAGCTTGCTGTGTATCCTAATGTAATTACCAGTTGGCAATGTTTGTGTCAGATAGGAAACTACAATGCCCCCGGCGGGTTCACACTGATCAGCGGTGGTTCTCAAACTAGAATGGAAATTAGTGGGTCTACATACAACACAACGGCATTGGTTGCTGGTCAGTGGAATACTATTGTTGTGCAACGAGCATCAGGTCTGTTGTATGTTTGGATAGATGGTGTGCTAAAAATAAACGGCTCGTCGGCTACCGCAAATATTAACAGCGCATCGCCATTGGAAATTGGTTACAGCAGTGGAGCTGCTGGGGTGTATCGCCTCAACGGTTACATTGATGGATTTAGATTTACAACAGGCGCTGCTAGGTATGATGTAGGGTTAGGATTAACTTATACTGTTCCAACAGAACCATTTCCAGCAGCTTAAAGGACACTAACAATGGCTGAAAATTCAAACACATATACACCTATCCTCAAAAACTTCATCTTCGCTGGATCTTCTGGATCTGGTGGTGGTGCAACTATCGTAACAGACGGTCTGGTTGCTTTTTATGACGCGGGTAATCCGTTGTCTTATTCCGGATCTGGTACTACATGGACAGACTTGAGTGGTAGTGGGTATGATGGTACTCTGAATGGTGGTGTGACATATAACAACGGTAGTTTTGAGTTTGACGGAGTTGATGATCATTGCCTCATTGACCCTAGTTTTAATAGTTTTGGGTCTCAGATGGCTAATGGTTTTACATTTTCATGTTGGGTAAGAACCACAACAGTAGACTACAAACAACTATACGGTACTGTTGATGAAGGCCAAGGACAACTGATTGTGTTTGTAGGAACGAATATTAACAGTCAGTCTGGTCCAACTGCTGAAGCAGTGGGTGATACTATATTTTATATAAGAACACCTTTTGATCAGTTCAATGTAGTGTATATTTCTGAAGACATTTATGACGGAGAGTGGCATAATTTGGTATGGTGTTACGATGGATTGAACACCCACACTGTGTATGTTGACGGATCACAGGTACCAGTTACATACAATCCAGCTGACCCTGAAAACAATGAAAACACAACTGGGTGGAACGATTTTGATTATCCTTTTGCAATCGGCGCAGTGGGCAGGGCTACAGTAGGGCAACATTGTAATGCAGACATAAGTGTTTTCCAAGCGTACAACAAAGTTTTATCTTCCACTGAGGTACAACAAAACTTCGAAGCGTTCAGGCCTCGGTACGGTATTTAATGCACAGTAATTGATTCTAAATACAATTCGTGGTATAATATACGATGGTTAATTTGCATAATGAGGATACTATGAATTTAGAACAAATACTTGAACAGTGGAAAAGTGACAGTCACATTGAGTTTAACAAATTGGATGTCTCCTCACAGGAGACTCCAAAACTACACGCTAAGTATCTAGAGCTGTATTCTAACGCCAAGCTCAAGCTGAAAGACGCTGAGTTCAAGCAGAAGATCCTTCTCAAGGACAAGTGGCTGTACTACAACGGTAAGATGTCTCAGGAAGAGCTACAGAAGAAAGGATGGAATCCTGACCCGTTTGATGGCCTCAAGATTCTTAAAGGTGAGATGGATCATTACTATGATAGTGATCCAGAGATCCAGCAAAGTGAGGCTAAAATAGTATACCTAAATACCTTAGTTGATACTCTTAAGGAAATACTCGAAAACCTTAAGTGGCGTCATCAGACAATCAAGAATATGATATCGTGGCGGCAGTTTGAGGCAGGATTCTAAAACTTGTTTTATATAAATAGATTAGACGAAGGGGTATGTGCTGGAACACATACCCCTTCTAAACACAACAAGCTATAGGAGTAGCAAGTTATGTCTGATTCTATCTATCAGTATCACATTGTATACAAAACCACTAACACCGTCACTAATAAATTTTATATTGGTGTTCACTCTACTAATAATCTGAACGACGACTATCTTGGGTCGGGTATCAATTTAACAAGATCTATTAAAAAATACGGCAGAGACTCTTTCTCGAGAGAAATTCTTTTTACCTTTTCAAGTCGTGATGAGGCGTCTAGAAAGGAAAGAGAAGTGGTAAACGAAGATTTCGTGAACAGACGAGACACATACAATATGTCTGTTGGTGGATTGGGCTATACAGGAAATTATAAAAGAGGAAGGGAGCATCATTGGTGGGGTAAAAGACATACACAAGAAACAATTGAAAAGATGTCACGCACCAAAAAGGGCAACAAATCAAAGACAGGTAGAACGGGAAAGCTACACCCTTTGTATGGATTGCGAAAAAGCGAAGCGCCACAATCGAAAAAAGCAATGGTTAATGGAGTGATATATAATTCATGTACTGAGGCAGCTGAAGCTTGTGGAATTACAAGAAGCACATTTAGCTATTGGATAAAGACAGGAAAAGCAACGAAATTGTAGATGGATATCATCCGATTCAAAATGAAGGACTACGCTATGCTTCAGCTGACGGAGTGTGAACCTCACATCGTCACTGAACTGTCTGAGTATTTCACCTTTGAAGTTCCTGGTGCCAGATTCCATCCGATGGTTAAGAAAAAAATTTGGGATGGCAAGATCAGAATGCTTGACCGTAACACAGGTCAGATCAATGCCGGCCTGTACTGGTCTATTAAACGATTCGCAATGGATCGTGGATATGGTATTAAAGTTGAGGAAGGTACCTATGGTTATCCTTATGACAAAAATAAAATCAACCACATGCAGACTATGGAGTGGTTGGAGTCACTTAACATTCCTTTCAAACCCCGCGATTATCAGTATGACGCTATCACATATGGCATAGAGAACAAGCGTTGTGTTTTGATATCACCTACGGGTTCTGGTAAATCGTTTATCATCTATTTGATGTTGCGATGGTTTCTTGAGAACAATGAAGGGAAGGCCTTGATCATCGTCCCCACAACATCTTTGGTGGAACAACTTTACTCTGATTTTACGTCTTATGGGTATGATGCAGATTTGAATTGCCATAAGATATATTCAGGAAAGGATAAAGAGACAGAGAAGAGAGTCATCATCTCGACGTGGCAGTCTATCTATAAACTGCACCCTGTTTGGTTTCATCAATTCGGTGCGATCTTTGGTGATGAAGTTCATGGTTTCAAAGCAAAGTCTTTGTCGTCCATCATGAACAAGTCTAAAAACGCTCAGTATCGATGGGGTACTACTGGTACACTTGATGGTACGCAAGTCAATGAACTTGTGCTTGAAGGGTTGTTTGGTCCTAAGAAACAAGTCACAACAACGCATGAACTGCAACAGAAAGATACGCTTGCTCAACTTGATATAGATATAGTATTGTTGCAGTATGCAGCCGAATACTGTAAATTGACCGAAGGTCGAACGTATCATGATGAAATAGACTTCTTGGTT